CTTCCCTTCCCCGGCTGTGGGTGAGCTTGAGACGTTAGGTGTTTGGTGTTTTTCATGGTGTTGGTGGTGTTGGCTTAACTGCTGCGCCGGGTGTTGGTGGCGCAGAAATGGGTTGTGGCGGCAATGGCGGCGCAACTGACGCGGGAGGAACGCCGCCCGCCGGTTGCGGTGGCTGTCCAGGTGAAATCACCTTCTTCAAAGTCTCAACAATTCCGGTCAGCGTCTCGACATTCTTTTCGATGGTGTCAATCTTTGCCGATTCTTTGGCCAGCGCATCAGCCGCCGGCTTTGTAACCGCCTTGGCGACCTCTTGCATGACGGTTTGCTCAATCTGCTGGATGGCCTTTTGCAACTGGTTGCTCGCCACCGCGTCCTGATTTAGCCGCAATTTGAAATCATCGTCCGCGCCGGCCAGTTTCGCCGCGAGTTCGGCCAGTTCAACCAGTGAAGTCGGATCAACCACACCGGCCAGCACCGGGTTCCTTGAGATTTCAGCTATCGCCTGATTCATCGCCTGCGCCACGGCCATGTCCGTCTTGCGATCTTTGTCCGCGCGCCGCGAAACGAACTGCGTCAGTTTCAGGCCGGACAGTTTGCCGGTCACAGTGATGGTTTTCTGGCCAGGCATCGGTGGTGCCTCGTCTTTCCGCTCAAATCCAAGCGTTTCAAGATGCTTGTCCAAGTCGGGAATGTCGGCTGAAATCTGCGCCTCAACTTCATCGGCTTTCATGTGGCAAAGCGCGGCTTCCACCAGTTGCCGTTTCCATGCGTCAATGCCCTCATCCACAAACGACGCCGTGTAAGACACGCGATTGCTCGTGTTACTAGCGATAATTTCAATCTCTTTGTTGCCCTGCTGGTGTGAAGCCGCCGAACCGATTTCCTGAGCCGACATCACCAGCGTCCTTTCAAGAATCGAAAGCACGGTGTTGAACGATTGTAAAATCTCTGCTGTATTCGCGTAGGGGAACGTCATGCTCTTGAAAACATTGGCCAAATCCACACCCGCCTTTTCCATCCTGTAGGCATCAAACCCGATAAAGTTAAGTTGCTGATATTGCGACTGGCTTCGTTCGTTCAATTTCCTGATCTGCTCCGAATCAACCGCTTCCGTGTTGTAAAAAGTGATGTTCGAGAGATTGCGCTTAATGGTGCTTAAATACTGGCACAAGATGTTGCTCGCCATGTCCTGTGACGGCTGGATTTCTTGGGCTAGACTTGGATTTCTTCCTCGCCCGCTGTCGGCGTCGTAGCCTATGTAATCCACCGGCCTGTAACCAAACGTCTCGGCGAACATGATTACATCATCCGCCCCGATGGTGAACTTCATCCAAACTTTATGGTCGTAATCGCCCAAGTCCCATTCACTTGGCACAAGCTGGACGAACTGATAACCGACAAAGAATGCGCTGTCGTAATCGTTCTTGCCGTAAGTCTGAATCATCTTCTCGCGGTCGGTTTCTTTCCTGCCGCGCGTCCTCATTTCAGGAAAATCCATCGTACAGGGGTAAACCTGCTCGAAATAATTCGCCCAAGCCGCGTTGGGATCAAGCCAGTTTGTTCCATGTGGAACATTCTCGGTATTCCAGTAGAGTTTATTGCTATCCACGTCGCCCCAGCGCATGATTGTCCAATATCCAGCAAAGGAACAGCCCGTGCCTGTATTGATCGTGTGCAACGGGAAATTCATATCGTAATAAATCCGGGTGATGTGCGGGACAACGTATCGAATGCCCTCTTTTTCGATATATTCCAAACCATCTGCGCCTTCCTGTTTTTGCACATCCCAGCTTTCCATCGGGAATTTCAGCGCCAGCGAATACATCAGGGGATTGAAAATGAAGTCGCGCAAGGTCGAGGAATAGCCGTAGTCGGTGGCGATGGATTCAATCAAATCCGTCCAGATTTCACACAAAACCCGGTTCTCCGCATTGTATTTACTTGGTTGATAGTCGAATAGGGGGGTTACATTCCGCTCGTTGAAAATAGTTGCGTGCCGGATGGTCAGATACGCCCGCACCAGCGGGATCGTGACGTTGTAAAGCATCGGGTAATTCGGAGTCCACTTCATGTCCCCGTTTTCCTGCTTTACACCGCAAAAAAGACAGTCTGGATTCAAGCCCCAAGTTTTGAGTGCATTGAAAATTTCCGTTTCCGTCCCGCCTTTGTCGAGGATGCTGCGGAGAATTGCCGATGTGGAGTTGTTCAGCGGCGCATCATACGCCATGTCCGTTGCCGCATGCTGTTTGTAATCGGTGAGACTTCGCTCCTTGCCTTCGCGCTGACGGTCGGCAATCAGTTCCACCAGCGCCTTTACGCCCTTCTTCGGCTTGTCGGCGGTAAACAGGGCTTTTAACGATTTCGTGTCCAGCCCGTATTTCTTGATCGTGGCCTTGGAAATCAAAATTTGATTCCTCCCGCTGGTTTTTTGCGGAATTTCATTTTATTGCATCATTCCGTCAACTGCCGGGTTGCCGGTTTTGCTTTTCGCGGCGGCGATGGGCGTTTTGTCCGCTTCTTCGGCTGGGGCCGCAGTTTCCGAGGCATTTTCGGATTCAGGCGCGGCTTCCGCTGGCTCGTGCGTCTCAACCGCTGTTTCCACGTTCAACTTGAACGGACCTGCCGCCGTGCCGCTGCACGCGACGGATACAGTTTCTCCGGCCTGCCAGTTGGCGGCAAGAGCTTGGTCATCAGGGTTGGTCGGATCAAGGGAAAGAACTCGTTTGGTTGAAGCCATAAAATAGGTATTTTGAATTGATTGACTGTTTGCGCCTTTTTTGGCGTTGCTGTATTCATATTTAAGCCGTATGATTGAAGATTGCAAGCGGTAATTGTCTTACGCAAGCAAATTATCAAATCGTAAAAACATGCCATTCAAAGACGGCAAACCGGATTTAAGCCCAAAACAAGAAGAATTATTAAGGCTCTGCCGACTCAAGACGGGTGCCTTCAAATTCATTCTCGTATCTGGAACAAGGTGGTCGGGAAAATCAATCGGCTGTTCCCATGCCATCGCCGACCATCTGTGGAACACAAAAGACGCCTCTGTTCTCGTCCTCTGTTACACCGCTGGCACCGCCGCCACGTCGGGCATCTGGACAGAACTAACGGAAAAGATTTTACCCGACTGGATTGCCGCCGACTTCGGCATGACTTGGGCGGACAAAGGCGAGCCTCGCATTCACGGAGCGACCAAGAAAATGATGTGCGCCGTCACCAACAAGCACGGCGGTGTCAGCAAACTTGAACTGGATTCGCTTGATGACGAGCGCGAGGTCGAGAAGAAATACAAATCCCGCTATTATTCGATGATTTACTGGTCGGAAGGCGGCGAGTTCAAGGAAGAATTGTCCATGACAACGCTCATGGCGGCGCTCCGCATCGTCGGCCTGCCGGACGAAGAACACATTCTCCTGATTGACACGAATCCCGCCGATACCGGAGAAAGCCACTTCCTTTACAAATACTTCTACGAATTGAGGATTTCGAGCGAGGCAAACGAGGATGAAAAGACGCTGCAAAAATGTCTGCACCTAACGGAATGGACGATGGATGACAACCCATATCTGTCCGAAGATAAGAAATCCATCATCCGAAACATTTATCGGAATAGCCCGTCGCTCTGGTCGCGCTATATCTTGGGAAAATGGGTCAAGGTCGTAGAAAAAGGGTTGTTCACTAAAGAATTCTCGCGCGCAACTCATGTTGTCGGAGGTCCAAATGACAAGGAGCCTGAAATCTTGGTTCCGATGGAGGGTTGCACAGAACTTATCACCAGCCACGATGCGGGCGGGGTGAACCCAGTTTCTTATATCATCGAAAAGTGCATCATCCACACCGAAAAACTGGACATCAGCGTTTTCAGGTATCTGGATGAACTGGCTTTTATTGGAGAACCAATCTCGGTTGAGGAATTCACCCTGCTTTTGGTCAAAAAAATGGACTTTTGGGAAAAGGAAGTCGGACACGAAATCCGGTGGAGCCATTGGGCCGACCGAAGCGCGCTGGACATCAAAGAGTCCATCGCAAATCGCACCGTGGCCGACGAGATGTTCTCTGTCAGCGGTGGTCGAATCAAACTTGTCGGCGTGGATAAGGGCCGGGGCAGTGTGGGCAACCGAATCCGACTCTGGCGAAAATTGTTGATTCAGCGACGCATATTGATTTCAGGTGCGAAGTGTCCGAAGTTATTGGAGATGAATGAGAATATCAATTGTGGCCGCGTCCCAGACTCGGTTGCAACCCATTCGTTTCACAAACACCCTCTGGATGCAGCCACATATGCCGTTGCAAAAGAGTGCTGGGACGAATTACAGGATAGCATCATCACACTGCGAACCAAAGAACATCCACGAAACGGATCAGGACTTGTCAGCATCCGTTTATGAATTTGTCCGACATCCTTTTCATCGGCGGCGATCCGGCTTGGGGAAGCGTTCAAATCCGGGTGCTTCAAATCGCGCCTAGGCTGGGTGTGGCGTACATTTGCCCCGCCCCAAAAGTTGATGACATTCCAAGGTATTACAAAGTATTCGTTTTGGTAAAATCTGGGTATTCCCCGGTTGATTTGGAGAAGTTGTCAAAGCGTGGCTTGGT